ATGGCGTTACCAATCATTGAAGACCCAATCTACGGGCAAGTAAAAATTGAAACATCGCCGTGGGTAAACCCGTTTGTGTTTACCGACCGCACCGCCGAATTAGTGGGTGGCATTAGTTACTCCGAAGGTGGGCGACTGGTAACACCAGGTAGTTCGCAAGTAGACGTTGGTCGACTGACCGCGACGTTCAAAAACTTGGCAACCATCCCCGACATCGGATCAGTGGTCCGCATCTCATTCAACTCGTTTGGCGGCTACGCGTTCACTGGTTACGTCCAAGATGTTGGCCAACAAATCGTATTTGACCAATCCGTTTCGTACACCACGCCAGTCACATTGACAACACTTTATTGCAACGACTGGGTGGGGTATGTGTCACAATTCCAGGCGGTCGGTGCTGGTGGCAACGCCACGCCCGGCGGTGGTCTGCTTGATGAATCGGCTTATTACTATTTCAATCGTGTCCAAGCTCTCAATCAAATTCAAGACTCAACTAATAACACAAAGATTATTGAAACGCTTGTCGAGGTGAACGAACGACTTTTTGGCGACACAGATTTAGTCGGCAGTCTGACAGAACATCTTGACCTAATAGCGCAGACACAGCCAACCTTTTATTGGTTCGGCGGTCACACAATCCCAACAAACATTACAACTGGCCGCGACTCACTTATTTACGCCAACCTACGATCACAGGTTGCGTCAACTGGCAAAACGTTCACCGACGTCGCAGGGAGTGCCGGGCAATTGCATTACACCGAAATTGATTTTGAGAACAGCACAGCAAACGTGGCGAACAACATCGTGTTAAACAACCGTTCTAGGTTTTACGTTGAACCACAGGAAGTTACTCGAATTGGTGGATTCAACGAGGAAAACTACGTGGTTGTAAACAACACAAACGTGGTCGGCATTGGTCGCGACGAAACTCAAGAAGTAACAGACGCAACATCGGTAACGGCCTACGGTGTTCGTCGTGCAGAAATAAACACAAACGTAAGCTACTACTGGTCCACCGCAATTTTCAACCTGATTGTCAACCCGTCTGCCGAGTATTCGGACGACGGTTATAGTGCCGGAGCTAACTCTCGTGTGCGCCGCCGCGTACCCGCACAAGATGCCAACCCGTTCGACGCCTACGTAGGTGACTGGGCCATGAGAGTACGACAATCAACAGCAAACACACAGGCACAACTAAACTTTTCTGGTGGCGAATCCGACGGCATCCCAGTCGTTAGTGGCACAACTTACTACGCCAAAGTTTATGCCGCCCGTGGCACCGTTTCACGAACAGACATGAGAGCACAAGTCGAAATCCGCTGGTTTGACGACAACGAAACTTTGCTGTCATCGACAACCGGGTCAAACGTAACTTTGACAAACGCAAACCAATGGTATTTATTGACTGCAAGCGCAGCTGCACCAGCCAACGCAGTTAGAGCAACAATCAGAATTACTTATTCGCGATCTGGCGGCGGCAACATCTCTGTCGGCGACCGACTCTGGGCTGACGCATTCATGTTTGCAAAAACAAACAGCACATACATTGACGGTGACACGGCAGGATCATCCGCATATCTTTACGGTTGGACAGGTGGTGTTGGTGCCTCACCTTCTTACCGTGTAGACAACCTTGTTGACGACGCGGCGCTTGAGTTTCTGGCAGAGTACGCAACAACAGAAATGCGCGTTACCCGAATCCGCTGGAACGCCCAGGAGGATTTGACGGCCACACCAGCATTGGTTGTCGGCAAATCCATCTCATTGATTTACGACGGCATTACAACTACATATCGCATTATCGGGATTGATGGCAACATCAGTCCCGACCGTTACATGATCGACTACTACCTGACAAAGGACTAACAATGAAAGAAATAATCACGCGCGTTCTGCGCATCGCATCGTTCGCATTCGGAGCTGGAATTGCCGGGTTGGGTGCTGGTTCCGCAATCGGCCTCACAGTGACCCAGAGTGCCCTTATGGGCGCTCTCACAGGCGTTCTAGGCATCTTTGGTGCGCTGGCATTCATCTACGCAGGCAAGGGCACCGTAAACGAATCCGACTTTGATTCCACAATCAACTCGGCAATCGAAACGGCCCGTGCAAAAGACGGTGGAAAGAATGCCAAGTGACGGAGTCGTCGTCACACTTGAACGGATCTACGACAAACTGATTGAACTTGAGCTGCGGATGGGCGACCACCCGAAACAGCTTGACGATCACGAACTGCGAATCCGCAATCTGGAAATGAAAGTATGGGGATTTGCCGGGCTATCCGGCATCGCCGCCGTGCTCGTTTCACTAATCATCACAAACACGGGGGTATAAAAATGGACGTGAATTACGTCAGGCCATGCAAAACACACGAGGTGCGCGACAACTTTGACGACCATGTCAAGCGTCATTCAAAGATGCCTGGACTGGATTACGCCTGCAACACAGGTGACAAAGTGTTCGCGACTGCCAAGGGCACGATTGTGTCATGCTCAAACAACCCCGATCAGGTGTTGGGCAAGAACATTGCAATTCGGCACCCGGACGGCAAACACTCGTACTACCTGCACCTGTCCAAACTTGATGTGCGCAACGGGCAACGGGTAAAGGCTGGCGAAGTAATCGCGCTGTCCGGAAACACGGGCACGACAAGCACAGGGCCACACCTGCACTTTGCAATCAAGAACGCACGAGGCGTGTTCATTGACCCCAAGAAGTTGTTGCGTAAAGAGATTGCCGAGAAACGCGCCGAGTCGGCCGCGATTATTCCCTCGGTCGTCGATGTTGTCGCCGAGGTAATCCCCGAATAGGTTCTTATCCTTTCTCCCTGTTCGGGTGGGACGGTCAACATTAGGGGTTGACCGTCCCTGTTTATGTGGTACATTATTGCCACCTACTAGCCCAGGAGTAAAAATGCGTTACTTACAAGACTTTCTCGTTCTGCTCGCATGGTGCGGCTCAATTTACGTCGGGTACTACATCCTCCGATGGTTGCTCACATTCGTGTGACCCCGTGCAGATCCTGTGGCATCGTCAACTACTACGCCGAACGCCACCCACACCCAGACATCGTGCGCCGCGAACTCGCCACTATAATCTACGAACGGCACGAGGCAGAACAACACGCCAAAGCGCAATTCCGAAGCGAATTGCGTCGTAGCCTTATGTCAGACTATTGGCATGACTACGAAAATAGAAAGAATGGTGGCACGGTCACTAACTGACGAATGGTACAAAGCACGTCAATACGGCGTTAGTGCCACAACAGTCGCCAAAGCGGCATCAGGCCCCGGAGGGTTCGATGCCGAACTAAAACGCGCCCTAAACCCAGAGGAACACATCGTCGAGGACAACGCCTACATGAAGTTCGGGCGTGACTACGAGGAATGGATTGTGAACGGCCTGCCGGCGGAATACAAGATTGCGCCAAACGACTGGCTAATCTGTGGGGTCGGTTCTGAACGTTGGCATCTGGCAACACCGGACGGCCTGAACGCCGACTGGTCAATCATCGCTGAAGTAAAAACGACGGGCAAGGATTGGGACGCGGACAAGATACCCATCCAGTACCGTCGACAGGTTCAATGGCAGCTGCACGTCACCGGGGCGACCAAGTGTGTGTTTGCTTGGCTGTTACGCGCCGAGTCCGATAGCGGCGAATTCGTGCCTGCATGGATGGAACCCAAGCACACCATGATCGAACGCGACGAGGACATGATTGCCGACCTCAAAGAGGTTGCCAACAGGTTTATTACCGATTACAACAACTACATCGAAATGAGGGAACTGAATGGCTCGCTTTGACCTGCAAAATTATGAAACGGTTGCTCAACGAATAATCCGTTTTTACTCTGACCATGAGAATGGCGCGATCATCACAAAGAATCTGACCACCGATGCCGACCGCGACCGCAAGCAATGGGTCGTCTACGCCGAGGTGTGGTTCGACAAGAACAACGACGTGCGTCCAACCGGCACGGGACTGGCGTTTGAGATTGACGGAACAGCCGGGGCAAACGTAACAAGTGCCCTGGAGAACTGTGAGAGTTCGTCTGTGGGCCGGGCACTCGCCCAGGCGAACTATGGTGGCGACAAGCGCGTGACGCGGGAGGAAATGGCAAAGGTAAATCGTGGCGCACCAAACGCCGCGCAAATCACGACAAACGACATACAAAACACCGCAACACTCAAAGACCTAGAGGCACTATGGTCACGCGCCGTCGACTCCGGCGACTCCACCAAACTAATCGCCGAATTTACAGCTCGCAAAAAACACTTCAATGAACAGAATTAGGGTCGACGGTCGGGCCGTTCCCAAAGGTCGACCACGCATGACCCGAACAGGTGGCGTTTACACACCTGCCACGACGGTTGAGTTTGAAAAGAAAGTCGCCGCCGCATGGAACACACAGATGGGGATGCTGTCGATGGTTGGCGACCTGCGCGTGGTCATCCACGTTTACACCGATCGTGCTGCAAAACAAGATGTCGACAACCTGGCAAAGTCTGTTCTGGACGGCCTGCAACGCGGCGGTGCGTTTGCCGTCGGCGATGAACAAGTCAAAACATTGGTCATCACAAAACACGACACCAAAGTCGACCTTTGCACAATGGTGACCATTGCACACTATGATGACTACCATTCACTAGCCTGAACCCTAATCAAACTTCCCCCGGCACATGGCTAGATGTGTCGGGGGTTCTCATTGGAGTACCCATGGAACAAAAAGAACATCAACACCACTGGCTGCGCGTAGGTCGCTGCGGACCATCGCATTGCGTTATCTGCGGTAAACCGCAATGAGTTTCAAACTGGTCAAGAAAGTGATCCACACCGACCGGGTCGACGGCACACATAAACTCGTACTCATCATCCTTGCCGACTATGTCAACGAGGCAAAAGGCAACGCATCATGGCCAGCACTGTCCACCGTTGCCCAACAGGCAGGTTTGTCGACGCGGCATGCTCGGCGAATCATCCGCGAACTCGAAGTTGAGGGCGTACTGAAAACCATCAAACAGGCTGGTTTGCGTGGCACAAACAAGTACGTTATTGACGTTTCAGAGGTCGTAGGGGCGGACACCCATGTCCTCCCCAGGGCGGACATCCACGACCGTAAGGGCGGACACCCACGTCCGGGGGGGGCGGACACCCATGTCCCCCGAACATATAAAGAACAGATAAGAACAGATACGTTCGCCGTCGGCGCGCCCTCGGGGCGAGCGCCGGACGGCTCACTAGTAAACACGATCAACAATTCCGACGCGCCTGGCATGGCTGTCGCCGCCGACGCGCCGAAATGCACAGAGCATGACGAAGTGGCTACCAGTTGCACTACCTGCTACACTTGGCAATACGAACAATGGAGAAAGGACCCAGTATCGTGACTAGCCCAAAAATCCCGAAAAGCCCAACGGATCATCTAAACCAGATGAGAAACAACAACCGTCAGGCAAATTCACCAGTAAGCGCACAAC